TCAGTCCATCTCCTCCGCCGTCTGTGCCCACACGACGGTGCCGACGACCCTCACCGGATCGTCCTCGAGCGTGACGACGATATCCTCGTGCCTGCTGTGGCTGTCGGCCGACAGCACGAGTGTATCCTGCCCCTTGAGCCACCGCCGCATGACCGCACGCCCCGGCTCGAGCTCGGCCACAACGACGGAGCCGTTGTGGGGCTCGACGTCCGGGTCGACCAGGACGTGATAGCCCTCCGGCACCACGCGGTCCATGCAGTCACCCTCCACGACAAGCGCGAAAGCATGCGGGTGGCCTTCCAAGACGCTGGTCGGGACTTCGACCTCATCGGAGACCTCCTCCTCGTCGGATACGTCCCCCGCGTGGACACGGCCCAGGGTGCGCAGAGGCACAGTGGCACGACGGCCAGCGGTCACCTTCAACGGGTGGATGGGGCTGACATTGGAGACATCCCCTCGCAGCTGAGCGGCGAGACCCGCCGACTCGGAGCGAAGATCATCAACGCTCAAGTGAAATGCCTCACGCAGCTTATTGATGTTGCTATCTCTAAGGTTGGGAATCGTTCCGGTCTCCCATTTGTTCACAGTCTCTCGAGTCACACCGATTTTATCTGCGAGCTCGCCTTGGGTCATGTCCTCCCCGTCGTGGCCGAGCATTGCCCTGAGAGCCTTGATGTTGTCGCCGACGATGCTCATGGGGGTCCTTTCTAGATTTAAACCTCACATGAGATATTAGAATCCACGCGTGACAATATATCTAGAGATTTTTAACTTCACTCTTGACTGCAGCGTAAGTGATGTTTAACATCTCTTTTAACGAAGAAAGGAGGTGCTATGGCAGAGGTTGTTGAGCAGACCGCGATCGCGTCGGCACGAGCCGCAAGCGGCCTCACCATCGAAGATGCCAGGAAGGTTCTCGGATACTCCTACCAGCCCTACAAGGATAGGGAAATGCGACCTGAAAACCTAACCCTCGGAGAGGCGAGGATGCTCTATCAGGAGTTCAATGCCGACGGGAAGCGAATCTTTGCTCGATGGGTCGCTTCTTTTTTTGGCATGAGATGTGATGTTTAACGCACTTTTACGGTCCAGGCACGGAAGGGAGGGAAGCAATGGAAGAGGACAGGCACGACGAGACCACAAGGGGTCTCACGATACGGGTCAAGGCCGAGGGGCTGGACGAGATACAGGCGAAGGTTGACCGTCTCGCGGCGAGCCTCCGGGACGCCGACGCGGCTCTCAAGGAGCTCTGCGGCGGGGCCGAGATAAGGATCGACCTCAACGCGGCTCGCGGGAGCCTCGCCGAGGTCGAAGCCAAGCGTTAGCGGGCTGGCTGGTGGGTCAGTCCTTGAGAGGGCACCTTGACAACCGGATAGGTCACATGGAAGAAACGGCCCCGGCTGACGCCTGGGGCCAAGACGGATGGAAAGAGGAAAGCAATGGGAAAACCTAGTTTCTTGCGCCGCTTGCATTATGTCGGGTTGACGCCAAAGGGAATCACCTACTTCAAGCAGAAGCACTTCGTAACCCAGCTCAAGGCGATGGGGCTCTACAAGCCAGCCTTTGATGGTGTCGGGTTCGAGACCCTGCAAGAGATGTCAAGTGCCCTCCAAGGCACGGGTTACAGCTACGTCGTGCAGGTGCTCCCAGTTGATGATGCGTGGGCGGTCATGGACGGAAAAGAAGAGCTGGTCTATCGCCCGAGGAGCGAGAGCAGCGAGCCGATGAGCCCGGCCACCTTGTCGTAGTTGACCACTGCCGTAAGGACGGCGCCGGCCAGGAACGCCTTGAGGGCCTGTCTGCGGGAGTAGGCGCGCTCCTCCTCGCGAGCCTCGGCCTTCTCCCGCTCGATGCGCTCCTTCTCCTTGAAGTAGTTGCGCCCGGCAGACGTGAGGTCATGGTATTCGTAGTCCCCGCTCTCGGGCATGTCCGCCGCAATCATGCCCTCGTCGGCAAGGGAGTGGTACGTGCTCTCCTGCCTCTGGAACCCAGGCTCGTATTCTCGCATGGGAGCCCCGCAAACAGTGACGCCACCAGAGCTTGACGGCGAGGAAAGGCTCTCGTGGGAGAGCTCGGTGTAGAGCCGATGCTTGATGAAGCCCTCGACGCTACGGCCAGCCTCGTACTCGCTTACGAGCTCCTTGAGCGACGCCTCTTCCTCGAGGTTCAGTACGGCCATTTTCTCCACCAATCGAAGTTTGATGGCAAGAAGTCTACCAGTGTCTGACGACCGTCCATGTGACCAATCCGGCTGCCAAGGGGCAGGAAGGCATGGCAGGGAAGGGTTCTGACGATTCGAGGGAGGACAAGATGGTGCACCACTACATCACGCGCTACTCCACAGGGGACGGTCGGCATTTCGTCACCTCGTGGATCCAGGTCGGCTGCAAGTGCTTCTCGGTCCGCACGGTGGAGGTAGGGGCCGCCGCATGAGGTCGCTCGTGAACGTGAGGCTGGCCGAGGCGAGGAAGACGAAGAGGCTGGTGTCCGGGGAGCTGGGAATCGACCCGGCGACCCTGTGGCGCTGGTCGACCGACAGGTACGTCGGGACCATGTGCCTGAGGGACGCCGAGCGGCTCGCCCGTTGCCTCGGGTGCAGGGTGGCCGACTTGTTCGAGGAGTGAGGGCGCCGTGCGTCCGAGAGCGACGCGAGGACGGAGGTGAGTGCATGAGCTACGTGGTGCGAGGGGTCGAGGAGCTTCCCCCGCTGATACGGGTCGACAGGGCCGCAAGGGTGGCGGACTGCTCCCAGGAGGAGATCCGCAAGCTCCTGAGGAACGGCAAGCTCCGCGGGCCGAGGTACGGGCGGGTCTGGAGGGTCAACTCAGCGAGCCTTCTCGAGTACCTGGGTTTGTCGGACATGTAGGCCACCCGCCGAGGCTTGGCGGCATGGGCGGGTGGCCATGGGAATGGGGGCGCGAGCGCCCTCGGATTGGAGTCTAGCATGCGCGAGGCGGTCGAGGAGGTCGCGGGGACGCTGCTCATGGTCGCGCTCCTGCTTGCGGCGCTGTTCCTGGCGACGGTGTGAGATGGGGCGGGTGGACACGCGCAGCGTCATGACGCCCGAGGAGGTCTACGCCGATTTCGGGGTGAGGACGGGAGGGCTCGGGCGCCCGTCACGCGTGACGCTCGCGGCCTCCGGACCGGACGGAGGAGCGATAACCAGCCTCACCGTGGTCGCCGAGTGCGAGGTCGGCAGGGAGACCGAGGCGAGGGAGCTGGTGGCCGGGGTCCTGCGGGACCACGGCCTCGTGGCGAGCGTGTGCGTGGAGCGTGGTGGGCGATGAGCTCGTGCAGGGCGTGGACCCAGGCCGAGGACCTGATGATCGTCGACAACTACGCCAACCACGGCCCATCGTGGCCCGGATGGGCCGAGATGATGCCGGACCGCGGCGCCACGGCCATACGCAACCGCGCCGTGCGGCTCGGCGTGCGCGCCCCGGTCGAGTCCCCTACCCCACCGGCCGCGGCTGACGGCGGTGGGAGCGAGGCGCCGGTCGCGAGGCCGGCCCGCCCATGGGGGGACCGCCAGCGCAAAGCGCTCGTGCGGCTCTTCGCCGTGGCCCAGGACGCGACGGGCCACTCGGCGGCGGACTGCTCCGCGGAGCTCGCGAGGCTCCTCGAGCGGCACGGGAAACACGAGGGTGCCGATGGACCGAGACGGCACGCGAACGACAAGGAGGCATAGATGGACGAGAGGTGGCGCTGCTCCGGGGAGGTCAATCCTCCGAGCGGCGGGGAGCACGTCGTCAGGATCGCGGACGACGAGCTGGACGGTACCAAGGCGGTCATGTGGGCGAACGCGTCAATCGCGAGGAACTAGGAGGGGTCATGAGAGCAATCATCACGGCAAAGTACGAGGTCAGCCTAGAAGACGAGGACGTGGCCGACATCGAGAGCGGTGTCATGGCCACCAAGGAGTTCGACTGGCTCTGGTACACGAAGTCTTTCAATCGTGCGTGGTGCGACTCCGTCGAGGTGCCCGAACTGGGCAAGCGCATAGAGCGGGCGAAAGAGGTGATGCTAGATGAGTGATAGCGAGACCGACATGCTTGTGGTGTATGTCCCAGTCGCAGCAATCCGTGCGGCCCTGCGCTTTACAAGGCGCGGCATGTCCAGCGACGTCCTGCACTGCGTCCGCGTCCATTGCGATACCGACGGCGGGGCAATCATGGTCGAGGCGACGGACAGCTACCGCCTCATCCAGCTGCGCGTAGATCCCCCGCGGAACAATTCGCAGCCGAAAGTCGATGTGCTCGTAGATTTCGGCGACGGCGCGCGACTCAACGGAAAAATCCATGGCGGATGCCTGCATATAACGGGCGACCATGGATACCTCTCGTGGGCGCTTGACAAGCACGGCGATGGCATGCGGACGTACTTTCGAGCGCGCGACGAGAAGTTCCCCGACTTCGGCAAGCTTCTCCCGTCCGATGACGTGGTATACGACGGAGCCGTGGGAGTCGCGTTCGGCGGGCGGCTGATCACGGACATCTACAAGGCTTCTCTCGACATCGGGGCGCCATACGCAAGGATGCTTGGGGTGCCTCACTCCGATAAGGACACCGAGTATGGGCCCATGGCATTCGGTGCAGTGGGCAACGATATCTCTATGCGAGCGCTGATCATGCCGGCTAACTACGGCAGTGCGCGCCGCTCATACCGTCGCGCGTACGTGGGTGATCAAGCATGACTAGCGACGAGGAAGCAAAGTCGAAGTCCGTCTACCTCGTCATCGAGTGCGCTCCTGACAGCGACTGGGCAAATTTCCCCGAGATGACCACGGGCGAGTCCGTGTACGACGGCTCGGGAGAGCACGAGGGCTGGGTCGTAGCGCGAATCGACGGAGGCGAGCTATGAGCACCGATGCAGCTACGCCCATCCTCGACCCGTGCTGCGGCTCTCGGATGATGTACTTCGACAAGCATGACCCGCGAGTCACGTTCTCCGACCTCCACCCGCGCCACTCCGTGCTCTGCGACGGCCGCGCGCTCGACGTGGAGCCCGACCTCGTCGCCGACTTCCGCGACCTGCCGTTCCCGGACGGCTCGTTCCGGCTCGTCATCTTCGACCCGCCGCAGCTCACGCGCGGCCACGGGTGGCAGGCCGAGAAGTATGGGGTGCTCGACACCGACTGGCGCGACCAGCTCGCGCGCGGGTTCTCGGAGTGCTTCAGGGTCCTCATTCCGGGCGGCGTGTGCGTCTTCAAGTGGTACGAGTACACGATTCCGCTGAGAGAGGTGCTCTCGTGCACGGACCAGAGTCCCATCTGCGGGAATCGCCGTCCCAGGGCCAGCAAGACGCACTGGTTGCTCTTCATGAAGGGATAGGCCATGGGCCAACGTAGGATGTTCAACCGGCAGATAACGGAGTCGGACGCCTTCACAGAGATGCCGGCATCGGCTCAGATGCTGTACTTCCACATCGGCATGCAGGCGGACGACGACGGTTTCGTCAATTCGCCCCGCGGCGTCCAGCGCACGGTCGGAGCGTCGCCGGACGACCTCAAGATACTCGTCGCCAAGAGGTTCCTGATCCTCTTCGAGGATGGGGTCGTGGCGATCAAGCACTGGTGCGTCAACAACCAGCTCCGCAAGGACCGGCACGTGCCGACGCGCTACCAAGACGACCTCATGAGGCTGAGGCTCGATGGCGAAGGCGTCTACCATCTCGCGGGGCAGATGCCCCTACCTGCTGCGACAACCATATGCCAACCAGATGACAACCATGTGGCAACCACATGCCAACCAGATGGCAGCGGATGGTTGCCCCAATCGGAACTTAATCGGAACTTAATCGGAATCGGAACCCAAGCGAAAGCGGAGAAGAGCGCGAGAGAACCCGCGCCCCGCTCGAAGCGCGAGCGCTTCTCGCCGCCCACTCCGGATCAGGTTGCGGACTACGCCAAGTCCAAGGGCTTCTCCATCGACGCGGCGCGGTTCTGCGACTTCTACGCCTCGAAGGGCTGGCTCGTCGGCCGCGCGCCGATGCGCGACTGGCGGGCTGCCGTGCGCAACTGGGCATCGCGTGACGGTCCGCGCGGGCCCAAGACCGACGCACGTGCGTTCGCGGAATACGACTGAGGAGGGGTGACCGATGGAGGGGATTGTGGAGGGACTGCCGCGCGAGGCGCCCGTGTGCCCGCACTGCGGGGCGAGGCTCGATCCGCGCGTCGTGACGCTCTCTCGGCGCATGATATTCGCCGGTTGGATGACTTGCCGCTGCGCCGCGGCGCAGGCCGAGGAGGCCGAGAGGGAGGCCGCGGAGCGCGCGGCGGAGTCTAGGCGAGAGGAGTCCGCCGCAGGGAGGGAGCTCACCACGGCGCTCGACAGGGCGCGCATCCCGCAGCGGTACCGCGACGCGTCGGACGCGGGCGTCCCGGCCGACGCGTACGTCTTCGGGCCGGTGGGCGTCGGAAAGACGCACGCCGCGTGCGCCACGGCCGTGGCCCGCGTGAGGGCCGGCGGCAGGGTGCGCTTCGCGACCCCGCTCGACGTGGCAGCGCGGGTGAGGTCGACCTACCACGGCGGAGCCGGCGACGAGGACTCGGTCGTGTCCGACCTCGTGGGGTGCGACCTGCTGGTGCTGGACGACCTCGGGCGCGAGAGGGAGACGGCGTGGTCGCTCGCCCTGCTCTGGCGCGTGGTCGACGGGCGCTACGGACGCATGGCCGACACGCTCGTGACGAGCAACTACAGCCGCTCCGAGCTCGCGAGCCGGCTCGCGTCGGAGGGAGACGAGGTCATGGCCAGGGCCGTCGTGTCGAGGCTGGCGGAGATGACGGAGCCCGTGAGGATGGACGGGCCCGACAGGAGGCTTCACGGCGACGGGGAGGTCAGGTGATGGGCGGGATGGATGACGAGCGCGCCTCGCTGACGGCGGCGCTGTTCCTGGCGACGGTGGCGTTCGTCTCGATCGTCGTGGGGATCGCGTGCGGCGAGGCACGCACGCTCATGGTGTTCGGGATCTACCTGTTCGCCCTGGCGAGCGTCCTGGCCGCGAAGGGTGACGGCCGATGACCGGCGCCGACGGGCTCGTCATCAAGCACGACAGGGAGGGCGTCCGCTACGTGCAGCCGTACCTCGGGACGAACAAGGTCACCGGCAGGCCGATGCGCCCGTACAAGCGCTTCCCGGACGCCGAGACCGACGAGGAGGCGCTCGCCATGGCGAGGGAGTGGGTCTCCACGGTCAGGGGCGCGGCCGCGCTCGGCACGTCGCCGAGGCTCTCCGACGTCCTCGAGTCGTACGTCCGCCACCTCGAGTCGAACGGGGCGAGCCCGAACACGACGAGGACCTACCGCACATACGCCGCCTACGTGTCGTCGCTCGTCGGCTCGCAGAGGGCTGACTCGATGGGACCCATGGACTTCTCCGCCCTCCAGGAGAGGCTCCTCGAGTCGGGCGGGACGGACGGCGGCCCGCTGTCGCGCCAGACCGTGTGCGGCGTCCACTGGTTCCTCTCGGGCGCATACCGGTACCTCGGCTCGATAGGGCTCGTCGGGTCCAACCCGCTCGACGCGATCGGGCACCCGTCGCCGGGGCGGGGCGAGGCCACGGCGTTCGACGAGGTCGACTTCGCGAGGATCGAGACGGCCCTCGTCGAGGAGCTCGCCATGGACGCCACGTCCGCGACCTCTAGGCACCGCCGGAACGTGGCGTTCGCGGCGTGGCTCGCCCTCCACACGGGGCTCAGGGTCGGCGAGGTGTGCGCGCTGCTCCGCCGCGACGTCCAGGCCGCGCGCGGGATCGTGTGCGTGGGGGCGACGGCCGTGGAGGTCAGGGGCAGGGGCGTCCTGCGCAAGGACAAGCCGAAGACCTCGAGCTCCAGGCGAAACGTCGCGATCACCCGGGGCGACGCGGACGTCATCGCGGCGCACGAGGCGTGGCAGGACGGCTACCTCGGACGCCCGGGGAGGGACACGCCGCTCTGCACCACGGGCGGGGAGGTCATGCGCCCGACGAGCGTCTCCCGCGCGTTCTCCGACATGCGCGACTCGCTCGGGCTCACGAGGGGGACGAGCTTCCACACGCTCCGCCACACGCACGCCACGTGGCTGCTCGTGTCGGGCGTGGACCCCAAGACGGTCTCGGAGCGCCTGGGGCACGGCAGCGTGGCCACGACCCTCAAGCTCTACGCCCACGTGCTGCCGGGCAGGGACGCCCAGGCGGCCGAGGGGTTCGCCGCGGTCGCAAGGGAGATGGGCGGTCGCGATGGCGCGCTGTGACCATGTGCAAGGACCGTGCAAATCGCCGATTCGCGGTTGGCCGCCGCGGCACGCACGTACTCGCAGCTCACGCGGGGAGAGCGACGAACATCGCGGGGCCGCAGGGCAGATAAGGAGTAAGTATCAGGAGTCGTGGAGGGTGGAGGTCGCATGACAGCAAGGAAGCGTTGCCCGTTGGCGTCTGGCTCGGAAAACGAATCGTGCGCCATGGACGGGTGCCGGTGGTGGCACGGCGAAGCATGCGACATGAGCAGGATCGCGGCACAGATGACGGTGATGCCCGCTCTCGTGCAGCTCCTAGTGGGAGATACCACTGCGTCGGAATTTGAGGATGCCGTAATGCGGACGGCCGAAATCTTCGCCGGCAAGGAGGCGGACGAATGATAAACGACTTAATAATCGGTGACCGACAGACCGGCAAGACCTCGAAGCTCATCAGGACATCAGCAGCGGAAGGAAAATATATCGTCGTCCCTACCGAGCAAATGAAGCAGTTCGTCGCGCGACAGGCGAAAGCGATGGGACTTAATATTCTGTACCCAGTCTGCTTCGCAGAACTTCCCTTTCACAGCCGGTTCTACGGCGAGGTGCTTGTCGATGAAGCTCAGATGCTTTTGGAAATGGCCATCGGTGCGCCAATAAGCGCCATGACCGTATGCGCGAGAAATCCTACATTTTGCTTCCGCGATCGCACGGATGACATAGGAGGTCGCCGATGACAGCCGAGGAGTTCCTGACGCTCGTCCAGTCCGACGTGCGTCGGCAGGCGGAGGACGAGGCGCGGCTCATGGCCCTTGGCAAATGGCCGGACGGCATGCCGCACTCGGGCTGCGGATGCGACCTCTCGGGTGTGGCGGACGTGCTTGACCGGCAGCCCGTGGTGGCCGAGGAGGTGGCACGGGCGCGGCTCTACTGTCACACGCTTGACGCCGAGAACCCACGGCACAGGTGGGGCAGGATTCTCGAGTGCTTCTACGTGGACGACATGCCGATTCGCAAGGTCGCAGAGGTGGTGGGGTACGCGGAAGGGACGGTGAAGAACGAGAAGGCGACCGCGCTCGACGTGATGACCGAGCGGTTCTTTTCGCCTAAAGTCATGACCAGAAATGACCTAAAGTGACCTCGAATGCTTGATTTGAGCTGATATCTTTATGGTGTCCAGAAATGGACGACCTCCTTCCCTCGGGCGCTGCGGCCCTCGCTCTCGACAAGTGGGGGCCGCGTCCGTCTGGTGGAGGTTGTCAAGGAATCTTTTACAACTGGCCCTGCGTCTCGCTGAGACGTGGGGCCTTTCTCATGCCGAGAGGTTACGCATGCATGAGCCATCCGCGCGTCCGACGCGCCTCACGGCCACGATGGAGGAGATGCTCCTTGCCAGGGCGAGGCGCGACGCCCGCGCCCGCCTCGCGCTGGGAGCCCTCCGAGGGATCGCAGGGCATGGGCCAAGACGATCTCGCCGATAGCCTCGCGGAGCAGCGCAGGACGTACGGCAACAACAGGCGCTTCTATAAGTCGGTCGCGTGGCGCACGCTGCGCGCGTCGATACTCGACGCCAACCACCACGAGTGCGCCATGTGCAAGGAGAAGTCACCCGCTGTCTACTCGCGTGCCGATACGGTGCACCACGTCATGCACGTCGACACGCACCCGGGACTTGCCCTGTCGCGCACGTACGTCGGAGAGGACGGCACCGAGCACGACAACCTCGTGCCGCTCTGCCACAGATGCCACGACCTCGTGCACGGACGATGGCAGGGGCATGTGCACGACGGCACCAAGGACGTCACGCCCGAGCGCTGGTGACCGAGACTGCACGACGCGGGAGCAGACGACGGCCGCTGCATAGCGAGTTACGCAAATGCATGCATCTACCTGCGTTTTGCATAATGAGAAAATGCAGGAATGCATGCCCCCCGCCCCCTAAACCGTCTACCTGCGGTTTTGTAAGAGAACCGATGGCCAAATTCATCCATTTGTGAATTTTCCCTAAATCGATGTAAATATCGCGCATCCCACCTGCGGCCCAGCAAGGCCTGTAGGTAACTCATTGATGTTAAAAACCGCCGATTCGGTCACATTCGGCGGAAAAGCACCTGGGTATCCTTTTTCGGGTCGAACGGTGCGTTTATGCGTGCGAGCGGCAGAACACGCTCATATATGCGCTTCTGTCCCGAAGATATGCACGCATTCGGCAGCGGACGCGCGTTTCCGACCACCAATTCGTGCATAAGGAGGCGAAGGCCATGGCACGTCCCAGACAGCCGGTGAACCTCGTGGAGGCGCGGGGCAGGAAGCACCTCACCCGCGCCGAGTCCGACGAGCGCCACAGGCGGGAGCCGACGATAGCCGACGACTCCATCGAGTGCCCGGCCTACATCGACGACGAGGACGAGCGCCTGGAGTTCATGCGCTACGCCAGCCAGCTCGACGCCCTGCGCATCTGGTCGGTGATAGACGCCGACGAGCTCGCGAGGTACGTCACCGCGGAGAACCTGTACGAGGCGTATTCGGTCGCTCTCCGTAAGGCGGTGGAGTCAGGGGACATGGAGCAGGCCGGTCACATCCAGAGACAGCAGGACAAGGCCTTTCGACAGGCCCACACGTCCGCGTCGTCGCTGGGGATGACGATCGCGAGCAGGTGCAGGCTCGTGGTCCCCAAGGCCGATGACGAAGAGACGGACTTCTAGCGCGCCGCGCAAGGCGATAGGGTGCCGCGAGATAACGGACTACCTCAGGCTGGTGGAGCGTCCGGGCGCGGCTCACCCGGTCTGCGACGAGCAGGTGCAGCTCGCGCGGCACGTGCGCTGGTGCTTCGCCCACGAGGGCATACGGATCGACCGCGACCAGCTCGACACGTACATGGGCTACGCGCGGTTCTTCCCCTTCGACCTCTTCCCGTGGGAGAGGTTCCTCACGGCCCTCTGGCTCTGCTGCTACAGGCCGGACGGCCTGCCACGATGGCCCGAGCTCCTCGCCTACGTCTCGCGCGGGGCCGGCAAGAACGCGTTCATGTCGTACCTGGCCTTCTGCATGCTCTCCAAGGCCAACGGAATCGACTTCTACGACGTGGACCTGTGCGCCAACTCGGAGAGGCAGGCGAAGACCTCGTTCCTCGACCTCAGGCGCGTCCTGGACCGTGACGCGACCGAGTTCAGGCGCGGGTTCTCGTGGAACGGCACCGAGATACAGAACACGACCACCCAATCGGTGCTCAGGTACTGGACGAGCAACGCCGACACGAAGGACGGCCTGCGCTCCGGCGCCGTCTTCTTCGACGAGGTGCACCAGTACCAGAGCCACGACCAGCTCGAGGTCTTCGAGACGGGCCTCGGCAAGAAGGACTGCCCCCGCGAGGGCTACTTCTCGAGCGACGGCATAGTGCGCGGAGGCGTCATGGACGAGTTCAAGGAGCAGGGCCGCGCGATCCTGGCGCACCCGGAGACGTGCGACGACGGCGGGTTCCTGCCCTTCATGTGCTGCGTCCCGTCGCTCGAGATGCTCGACGACGAGCGCAACTGGCACATGTCGAACCCGTCCCTGCGATACCTGCCCAACCTCATGGACGAGACGAGGAGGGAGCACGCGAAGTGGAAGAGCGACCCCGCGCGGCACATCGCGTTCCCGACCAAGCGGATGAACTGCCCGCAGGGGCGCGTGGACATCGAGGTGACGAGCTGGGACAACATCATGGCCGCGTCGAGGCCCATCGACGTGGGCGCCCTCGACGGAATGCCCTGCGTGATAGGCATCGACTACGCCAAGACCACCGACATGATAGGCGCGGTCGCGCTCTTCCGCGTCGGGGACGAATGGCAGGCGCTCGTGCACGCGTGGTGGTGCAAGGCGTCCAACGACGCCGGGCGCATCAAGGCCCCGCTCGACGAGTGGGCGGCGCGCGGCGACCTGACCATCGTTGACGACGTGGAGGTGAGCCCGTCCACCATAGGCGACTGGGTGGCCGAGCAGGCGTCCCGCTACGACGTACGGGCGGTGGCGATGGACTTCTACCGCCACACGCTCCTGCGCGACGCGATCGACAAGGCCGGCTTCTCCGCGACCACCGGCAGGGGCGGGAACCTCAAGCTCGTGCGCCCGAGCGACGTCATGCTGGTGCAGCCCGTGATCAACTCGCTCTTCGCCACCCGCAAGATAGCGTTCGGCGACGTGCCGATCATGCGCTGGTTCATCAACAACGCGAAGCTGGAACCGGCCAAGCGGGGCATCTACGGGGACCTCGACAACTACACCTACGGGAAGATCGAGCCGCACACCCGCAAGACGGACGGCTTCATGGCCATGGTACAGGCGTTCTGCGTGGCCGACAGGCTGGACGAGGCGGAGGCGCCCGCGCCCATAGAGCTGATGCAACCGATCTTCTTCTGATGCGAAAAAACCTAGGAGGTGGGCCGTGAGCGTAGCCCAATCCATCTACGACTGGCTCGGGAACAAGCTGTCGGGAAGTGCCGCCGACGTCGTATCGGTCAATGCCGCGAAGTGCGCGTACATGGAGCTCGCGCGGCTCATAGGCGCGTCCTACGTGAGCGCCGCGATCCAGTCGTGCGACATACGGTTCTACGGGTCCGACGGCAAGAGAACCCTCGATGACGCCGCGTGGTTTTGGAACGTATCGCCCAATCCAAACTACGGCCACAGCGAGCTCATCGACCGCATGATATTCCGAATGTTCTCGAAGGGCGAGTCTCTTGTCGTGCCCCTCATGTCCTACGGATCCACGTCGATATGGGTGGCCGACACGTGGACGACCAACAAGGACCACGGCATCGGCGTCTCTGACTACTTCACGAACCTCATGGTCGAGGGTCGTGTGATGTCCTCCGACTTCTATGCCTCGCAGGTCTACCGCTTCGACCTCGACGGCACGGGAGACAAGCGATTCACGAACCTCAAGCAAGCCGTCGGCGACCAGTACACGGCACTCGCGGACAGCGCGGCCAACGCCTACATGGCCCGCAACGTGCGTCGCTATAAATGGAAGCGCTCCTCCACCGAATCCGGCTCCGCGTCCGATCAGGCCAAGCAGCAGGCGCAGATGCAGGCACAGCTCAAGAGCTTCGTCACGTCCACGGGCACGGTCGTATGGCCCGAGTACAAGGGCAACGAGCTGGAGGCATTCGCCGACACCACCAACACGGCCAACGCGAGCACCGACTTCGTGGCAATCCGCAAGGACATGTTCGAGCTGGCCGCGAGCTGCATGCGCATGCCGACGTCGATGCTCTATGGCAACGTCAACAACTTCGCGACCGTGTTCGACTCCTTCGTCACCTTCGCCATCGACCCGGTCGCGAAGGTCATCGGCAACGAGATAACGCGCAAGACGTACACCTCCGACCAATGGTCACATGGCGCCCATTGCGACGTGGACACCTCGCAGATCAAGCACAGAGACCTCTACGACGCCGCAGACGACATCGACAAGCTCATCGCGGACGGCGTGACCTCGGTCAACGACGTCCTCCGCGACTTCTCCCGCGACCAGATAGACGAGGCGTGGGCATCCGAGCACCTTCGCACGAAGAACTACGAGACGGCTGTCACCAGCCCCGGAGGAACCGACGGAGGTGAAAACAATGAATAGGAATCGCTATTACGCGATGGACGCCCTCGACGGCTCCGCCGACGTCTATCTCTTCGGTGACGTCACCTCGATGCCCTGGCAGGAGTCCGACGCGTCCGCGCACACCTTCGCCACGGACCTCATGGCGCTCGGGCCCGTGACCGACATCACGTGCCACATCTCGAGCTACGGAGGTGAGGTCGAGGAGGGCCTTGCCATCTACAACGCGCTGCTCGCCCACCCCGCCCGCATCACGACCGTGTGCGAGGGCTTCGCGTGCTCCATCGCGTCCGTCATCTTCATGGCGGGCACCGACCGCATCATGCGCGAGGCGTCAGAGCTCTTCGTGCACGACTGCTGGGTCTATACCCAGGGCGATGCCGACGATCTGCGCAAGACCGCCGATGACCTCGACGTGCAGATGGTTGCGTGCAAGACCGCGTACATGCGCGGCGGCATCGACGCCGATACGCTCGACACGCTGCTCAAGGCCGATTCGTGGCTCACTCCCGACCAGGCCGTCGCCTACGGTTTCGCCACCGCCATCGACGCCGAGTCGCAGCCCGAGCAGGTCGCGGCATCGGCGCGCAACTCCGCATTCTCGCGCATCTTCGCCGAGGCGCCCGCGCCAGAGCCACCGGCACCCGACGCGCTACCCACGTACGCCACCGCGTTCGCCGACCTCGTGGCCGAGGCGGTGTCCGCAAGGATCGAGCCACCTACGCCCGCGTCCGTGCCACTGGATGGTGCGCCCGACGAGCCTCCCGTACCTGCGGAGCCGATGACGCTCGCCATGCGACTCGCAACCGCCCTCGCACGCTAGAAACCCTCCAACAGATAGGACAAGACATGCCCATCAATCTCAATTCCAAGCCCTACGCCGACGCCACCCAGGCGCTGGCCACCGCCCTCATGTCCGCAGACCCCTCGTCCGCCGATGTGGAGACCGCGTTCCAGGACCTCGCCATGGCCATCACCGACGAGGTGCGGCGCTCCTACGAGTCCGCCGACAACGACCGCGCGGCGCTCGCCTCCCGCGGCTTCAAGGTGCTCACGAGCGCCGAGAACGCCTACTTCACCCGCTTCGCCAAGGCCGCGCAGACCTCCCGCACCAAGGCAGAGTTCATCGACTCCATGTCCGGAGCCGACCTCCCCCAGACCGTCATCGACGACGTCATGAGCTACGTCAAGGCGGCTCATCCCTTCCTTGCCGCCCTCAACACCCGCGCCGTCAACCGCATCACGAAGATCTACACCAACGCCGGCGCCACGCAGGAGGCGCTGTGGGGTGACCTCGACGACACCATCACCAAGGAGATCCTCGGCGCGTTCCGCGAGATCGACGCCACCCAGAACAAGCTTGCCGCCTTCGCCATGGTCGCCCAGGACGAGCTCAAGCTCGGCCCGGTCTACCTGGACGCCCTCGTGGTCTCCACGATCGGCGAGGCGATCTCCAACGGCCTCGAGCACGGCTACGTGTCCGGCACCGGCGTCAAGCAGCCCATCGGCTTCGATCGCGACATCTCCGCGACGGTGACCTTCTCCCCGACCACGGGATATCCGCAGAAGGCCCTGACCGCCGTGACCGACTTCGCGCCCGCGACCTATGGCGCCCTGCTCGCCCAGCTCTGCGTGGACGCCGACGGGCGCCAGAAGAACATCTCCGTCTCGACCAACTCGGGCATCGTCACCCCGTCTTTCGCCCTCGTGACGAGCCTGACCGACTACCTCACCAAGGTCATGCCGGCCACCACGGTGCTCTCCAACTCCGGTGCCTACGTCAACGGCCTCTTCCCGGTGCCGACGGCGACCTACACCAGCGCCTACGTGGGCTCCGGCAAGGCTCTTCTCTGCATCCCCGCCGAGTACTACGCGCTCGTGGCCGCAGACCGTGGCCTCGAGATGAGCGACGAGTACAAGTTCCTGGAGGACAAGCGCGTCTACAAGCAGGTCATGTACGGCGCGGGCCGCGCGCGCGACAACACGTCCGCGCTCCTGCTCGACATCTCCAAGCTCGACCCGGCCTACCTCAACGTGGCCGTGAAGGGAACCGTCACGACCAAGGCCGCTGCCTAGCAGGGAGGTGAGCGCATGACAGCCGACGAGATGACCGCCGCGGTCAGGCGCAAGCTCAACATCACATGGGAGGACGCCGACACCGACGCTCGCGTGGCCGACGTGGTCGCCAAGTCAGAGGCGGCCATCGTCCGGCTCTGCGATGCGCCCGCCGACCCCACCACGTGGGACGCCGAGGACGTGGGCCTCCTGCTCGACGCCGCGCTGTACGAGTTCTCCAACGCCATGGACGACTTCCGTGCGAACTACGCCGACGCCATCCAGTCGTGCCGCCTGAAGCACCTCGTCACCGACGATGCGAGCCTGGCGACCACCGATGCTTAGGCCGAGCATGAACGCCTACAACGACGGGGTGGTGGCCCTCATGGCCCCCGCCCCGGCGCGGGGCGTGGTCGGCGTGGACTTCTCGGGCATCACCGGCCTGGAACAAATCGGGAGGCTTGCATACAGGTCGCTGAGCCTACGCGCCCAGGACGTCGAGCTTGCCACGGCTGAGGGCTTCGAGCTCTCGCGCAAGATCCGGACGCGCAAGGCACCTGGCATAACGCCCAGCCTTTTGTGCTACACGGCGGACAAGCTCTACGAGGTCTCGTACGTCGACACCGATGCCACGAGCCACTACCTCTACCTCACCGAGATCGCCACCGACGGGACGCTCGACCTCGTGAGCCACACCGTGACCTACGACGAGCTGAGGCAGGCGCACAGGGCGGAGGTGACGTCCACCGTCCATGTGCGCAGGGCCGCGATCGGCTACGAGCGTGCCGTGGCGAGCGCCCAGGACGCGCTGGAGCCCACCGCGACGCTACGCGTCAGGGCGTGCGACTACGCGAACCAGACGACCTGCCGCCGTGGCGGGGTCACGTACACCGTGACCAAGGTCGACGGCGCCGGGGAGTGGCTGACGCTCTCGTGCAGGCGCATGGCGGCGGACTGATGGGCCGCCAGAACCGCCTCGTCATGGCGGGCGACGAGAAGGGAATGATGGACGCCTTCGCGGACATCTTCTCCGAATACCAGATAGAGCTTGACGACGCCGTCAGAAGTGACGTGGCCGAGGTGGGCCAGTCCTGCGCAGCGGCGCTCAAGAAGACCAGCCCTTACCGCAAGGCCGTGGGCAAGCACTATCGCAACGGCTGGGTGGCCGCCGTGACCCAGTACGAGACCGGCGGCTGGAAGTGCGTCGTGCACAACAGGCTCAAGCCGGGCCTCACGCATCTGCTCGAGCACGGCCACGGCGGGCCCGTGCCCGCACCGGCGCACCCGCACATAGAGGCAGCCGCCAACGACGCCGCCAAGGAGATAGAGGGAAGGATGCGCCCATGAGCGAACCCACCGTCAAGGACTTCGTCGATGCCGTCCTCCCGCTCGTGACGCTCTACCGCTACGGGCAGGTGCCGAGCGGGCAGGCGATGCCCTACGCCGACTACCTCCCCAAGCTCACCACGACCGACAGCGCGGACGATCGCGCGTGCGTGCGCCACCTGCGCTACGACCTGCGCGTCTACCAGCCCATGGACGGGCAGGACGATTCGCTCATAGCGTCCATCCTCGACGCGCTCGACGCCGTGGGGATAACGGCCGACGCATACAGCTACGCCGAGGATGACGAGAAGGACATCTACACGGTCATCGAGATGACCATTTAGGAGTGCAAAAATGGCTACTACTACCGCTACAAACAAGTTCGGTTTCGGCTACCGCGACGTGAACGTCGCGCAGCTCATGACCGAGGGAACGGCTACCACGCCTCCGACCTACGGCACGCCGACCAAGCTCGTAGGCAACATCAAGCTCAAGCTCTCCGACAAGAGCAGCAGCACCGACTCGTATGCAGACGACGGCCTCTTCGCATCCACGAACGGCGCGACCTCCTTCGAGGGCAACGTGGACTTCTACGGTGCGCTCACCGCCGCCGTCGAAACGTGGATGCTTGGCCACACCATCGATCCCAACGGCAACATCGGGCGCACCGAGGATGGGGTTCGCAAGCCCTTCGGGATGTGGTTCACGTGCCAGGGCGAGGCTAGCGACGGCACTCCCGACCCGTACAAGGTCATGCTCTTTAACGTCAAGTCCACCACCGACCCGGACATGGCACCTGAGACCAAGACCGACAAGGCTTCTCCCGCGTCGATCTCGGTGCCGGTCAAAGCCACGCCGACCAACATCAACGGCGTCGAATGGAGCTACTGCGTCATCTACAAGCGCATCGACCCGACGAGTTACGCCGCCATGGAAACTACCGCATACGTGCCCGTCAAGGCCGGCGCATAGTCATGAGAGACGTCAAACTCGGCGATATGACCCTGCGCATATCTGCCAACGCGCTGCTTCCCATCGTATTCGAGGACGAATTCAGGCGCGATCTCATGACCGTGGTCGCGCCCATCGTCAAGGTCTCGAACGCGGCATCCACGACGGGAGAGCCCGTAGACATGTCATCCGTCAGCATCGCGGACATGGAACGCGTGCTGTGGGCCGAGGCGAAGGCCGCGGACCCGCACAACGTCCCGTCTTTCATGCCGTGGCTTGAATCTCTCGATGACGATGCGCTGTCAGGACTTTTCGATGAGAAGGATCCCGTGGCGACCGAGATCTTCGAGGAACTCAAGCACGGTTTTTTATCCAGGAGAACCGCCACCCGTCAGACGGCAGCGGTGAAGACCTCCCACAAGTAATCAGGGACCACACGGGCATGTCAATCCTGTGGGAAGCGGCACAGCTTGGCATGTCCCGTGATGACCTTGCGGAACTCACGATGGACTCGTTCGTGACGCTTCTCGAGGTGTCCGCAGCCTATGCCGGCATGCGTTCCGGTGCCCAAGGCCCTCGCGACGGGGGCCTGAAGTCTCCCGAGGAACTCTTCGGCTGATACCTACAACCACATAGGGGGCCAAGATGGCAGATGCGTACAAGGGCCTGACCATCGAGATCGGCGGCAAGACCGACAAGCTCGTCACGGCCCTCAAGAACGCGAACGAGGACATCAACGAGACGAACTCTCAGCTCAAGGACGTCAACAGGTCGCTAAGGCTCGACCCGGGCAACGTGGAGCTCACACAGCAGAAGTTCAAGCTCGCCACCCAAGCCGTACAGGACAACGAAAAGAAGCTCGAGGAACTCCGGCAAGCCAGCGAGAAGTACGGCTCCAAGACCGAGACGCTCACGGCCGACGAGCAGCAGGGGTACGACAAGGTACAGCGGTCCATAGTCCAGCAGGAGGCCGCGCTCAAGAAGGCAAACGAGCAGCTCGCCAAGGCCAAGACCGAGGCCGACAAGGCCACGACAGCAGCGGGACGGCTCGCGGCCAAACTGCAGACCGCATCGGAGAAGGCCGACAAGGTCGGGACCGGCATGAAGTCCGCCGGCACGGTCGTGACGGCAACAGCGGCAGCGGCAGGCACGGCGGCCATGTCGGCGCTGAACGACATAGACACTGGCCAGGACGCCGCGATCGCAAAGACCGGCGCCCTCGGTGACGCGGCCGATGCCATGGCGGAGACCGTCAGGAGGGTCGGACAGCAGGCCCCCGGCGACTGGGAGACCATCGGCAGCGCCGTCGGCGACGTGTCGACGTATTTCAAGGTCTCTGGTGACGCGCTCGAGAGCCTGTCGACCGAGTTCCTCAAGTTCTCCGCCAACACCGGCGCGGACGTGTCGAGCTCCATCGAATCGATATCGCGCTCGATGAGGGCCTTCGGCGTGGATTCGAGCGAGACGAGCAACGTCCTCGGCATGTTCCAGACCGTCTCCCAGCAGACGGGCATCGACGTGACCACGCTCATGGGCGACGTGGACGCCAACGGCGCGTCGTTCCGCGAGATGGGCATGTCGCTCGGCGACGCGACGTCCTTCATGGGCGACCTCGAGAAGCAGGGCGTCCCCGTGGACGCGGCGCTCACGGGTCTCAAGAAGGCGGCGACCTCGTGCGCCGACTCCGGCACCGACATGGGCACCACGATGAGCGACCTCGCCACGAGGCTGCAGGATCCCGCCACCCAGGCTCAGGCCACGCAGGACGCGCTCGACCTCTTCGGCAACCGCTCGGGGCTCGTGCTCGCAGAGGCCATGGCCAGCGGGCGCGTGTCGCTCGACGGCATGTCCGGCGACATGTCCCAGTACGCCACCTCGGTGGACGACACGCGCGACGCCACGGAGAGCACCGGCGACAAGATAGAGCAGGCATGGAAGTCCGTGCAGGTGTCCATGGCGCAGGTCGGCGACCAGCTCGCTCCGATCATCGACGACATCTCCGCCAAGGTCACTAGCATGTCGCAGGCGTTCCAGGCGATGCCCGACAGCACGAAGCAGACGATAGCGACCATCGCAGAGGTCGCCGTCGTGGTGGGGCCCGTGCTGGTGGTCGTGGGAACGATCCTGCAATCGTTCACCCAAATCTCGGCGGGAATAACTACCCTACAGTCAGGATTTGCCGCGCTCACGAGAGTCACGGGCACGATGAGTGGCGTGCTTGGTGGGCTATCCGCTGGCCCTCTCGTGGCCATAGTCGCGGCGATAGCGGTGATAGCAGCATCGCTGAAGTATTTGTGGGACACCAACGAGAGCTTCCGTACGTCAATCACGACGTCGTGGGCACAGATCCAGGCGGCGTTCCAGCCGGTCACGGACGCCGTCCTCCCACGGCTCGAGGCCGCCTTCACGGCCCTCAAGCCCATCGCCGACGTGGTCTTCCCCTGGATAGCCACGCTCGTGGGCGGCGTCTTCTCGACGGCCTTCTCCATGGCGGCGGCAGTCATCAGCGGAGCCATGGAGGTGATCGGAGGCGTCATCAACGTCACGTGCGGCTTGATAGAGGCCGTCATGGGCGTATTCGTAGGCGGCTTCACCGGCGACTGGCAGATGGCCTCCGACGGCGCGTCATCCATCATGAGCGGCCTCGCGGGCATCCTGTCGGGCATCTTCGACGGCATCACCGGCGCCATCAGCGCGTTCATCGGCGGCGTCGTCGGCATGTTCACCGGCGACTTCAGCTCGATAGGCGGAATCGTCTCGGGCGTCTTCGGAGGCGTCAAGGACGCCATCGGCAACGCCATGGAGGGGGCCAAGGAGGGCGTCTCGGACGCCCTGAACGCCATTGCGGGCTTCTTCTCGGGGCTGCACCTCGAGCTACCGCACATAAACCTCCCCCACTTCTCGGTGCAGAACTGGTCGATAAACCCCGCCGACTGGATAGCGAACGGGTCGCCGTACCTGGCGGTGGACTGGTACGCCACCGGCGCCGTCTTCGCGGCGAACCACCCCCAGCTCATCGGCGTCGGCGACAACAAGACGCAGGACGAGGCCGTCGCGCCCGTCGACACGCTCAAGGGGATGATTCGCGACGCGGTGTCGGGCACGACGCCGGTCAGCGCGGATGACGTCGCGGCAGCGGTCGCGACCGCGCTCAGCGGCATGGCCGTGGTGATCGACGGAAAGAAGACGGTCGGCTACCTCGCGCCCGCAATGGACGGGGCGCTGGGAGCCATCAGGGCACAGGCGGCGAGGGGGTAGGGCATGTCACAGCGAAACTCCCTCGTCGTGGGCGGCGTGGACATCCTCGCCAGGTACGGTCTCGTCTTCACGGACGACTACGACCTCGGGTTCCCGGAGGCGAAGACCTCGTACGTGGACCTCGCGGGCGGTGACGGCACGGTGGACCTCACGGAGACGAGCGGGGCCGTCCGATACAAGGACCGCACGCAGACCTTCACGCTCTTTGTGCCGCGTTGCTCGCAGAGCGAGGCCGAGGCCATCCGAACAAAGCTGGCCACGTACCTCCATGGGCGCAAGTACACCTACCGGCTCGGAGTCGACCCCGGGTACATCTACCGGGGTCGTTTTTCCGTGGGCAAGCTCACGCGCGTAGAGCACAAGGCCGAACTTATCCCTCTCACAGTCACTGCCGACCCCTACAAGAGCGCGGGCGTCACGACGCTGAGGTTCAACGCTCGCGGCGGCGTGCGGGTTCCCATCGAGAACGGCGCGCGGTCGGTGTGCCCGACCATCGAGGTCAACCACGCGGCGGTCGTGGGCTACCACGGCGAGTCGTGGAGCCTGTCCCCTGGTGCGCACCGCATCACGGCCCTCTGGCTGGACCCGGGCGAGTCGGAGGTCATCATCGACACCGACCCGGGCGCGGGCGAGGTCGTCTGGTCGGACATGGGCTCCAAGACGTGGGCCGAGCTGGCCGGCATGACGTGGGCCGAGGTCGCCATCGGCGGCGCGGGGATCAACGACCCCGACACGTGGGGAACCTACGCCGGCATGACGTGGGCCGACCTCGCGGACAGGCGCTGGCTCGAGCTCGGCCATCCCGCCGCCGAGAGCGACGCGTACGCGGCATACGTCCAGTACGAGCGCCAATACCTGTAACCACAATCGCATGGGAGGACTCATGTCCACGACCCTATCACCAAGCGGGCTGGTGGCCCCCGCCGTCACCGACGCGGTGCCGGACACCATCGCCGCTCTCGCGGCCAACTTCGGACTGCTCAACGACTACCTGCACCCAGTGGGCAGCATCGCCTACTTCGCCACCGCCTTCGACCCGAACGAGCACTGGGGCGGGACGTGGGTGGAGGACCTGAGCGGCAGGACCGATGTCGCATCGTCCGCCGCGCACCCCGCAGGCTCCACGTGGGGCAGCGAGACGCACCAGCTGACCAACGCGGAGCTTCCCAAGCAGATAAGCTTCAGCGGCGTGAACGACAGCGCAACGATGGCCGACGAGTTCGGCACGTACGCGCCGAAGATCTACCAGGACAAGAAGGTCAACTGGACCGGCAACTTCGCGGTCACGGGAGGCGGCAACGCGATGAGCCTCTGCCAGCCCTCGACGTCCGTGCACAAGTGGGTCAGGACGGCATAGGGAGGCTGGCGGATGTATCGGGTGCTCTTCGACGGCTTGGTTCTCCACGATCCCCGCATGGACGGCGAACGACTCACGGCCTGCACCATCGACGCGGAGGACAACGCGTTCCCCTCGCTCTCCATGGATGTGCCGTACGACCATCCGCTGCATGACCGCCTGGTGGCCATGTCGCCGCTGCACGAGGTCACGGTGGAGCACGACGGCACGGAGGTGTTTCGCGGGCGGCTGCTCAAGCTCCCCGAAGACATGAGCGGCACCATCACGGTAGGGGCCGAGGGCCAGTTGGCCTACCTGCGGGACACCAGGGTGGCTCCGTATGGGACATACGCCGACACGTCCGACAGCCCCGCGTGGAGCACGCTGGCCCCCGCCACGGCACGGGAATACGTGGAGTGGCTGATCGCCCAGCACAACGCCAAGGACGGCTCGAAGGGCTTCGCGCTCGGCGCATGCCCTCTCGGGACGGATGCCATCACCCGCAGCTCCACGCAGGCGCCCACCACGTGGCAGGAGCTGACCGACAAGGTCCTCACGCCCTTCTCGCTGCATGCGCGGGCGCGATACGAGGGCGGCACGCGCTGGCTCGACCTGCTCTCGGATGACATGTGCCTCGACTCGGGGCAGGTGGTCACGCCATCGACCAACCTGATAGACATGAGCACCACCGAGGACTGGTCGGACGTCGTGACGGCCATCCATGCCACCGGCACCGCGGACACATCCGTGACGGGATCCACCGCGCCCACGCTCGACTCCGTGGCGGACGGCCCCGTCACGGGGCATGACGGCGTGTCCGTAACAAGGGGATGCGTGGTCAGCGAGTCGGGGCTCATGGCGCACGGATGGGTCGAGGACTGGCGGACGTACGACGCCACGACCGCCGCGGCGCTGCTGGACGAGGCTGCTGATGACGTGGCCACGGCCCACGAGGTGCTTGCGAGCATCGAGGTGAGCGCGGTCGACCTATCGCTGGTGGACCCCGCGACCCCACGGCTCGCGCTGCTCGACTACGTGCGGGTGCGATGCCCCGCGCGCGGCGTCGACCAGTCCATGCTCTGCACCAAGGAGTCGGTGGACGTGTGCGACCCCTCGCAGTCGCGCTGGACCCTCGGGGCGCTGCTCCCGACGCTCTCCCGCGGGCTGCGCGACGCGCAGGCCAGGGTGCGACGGCAGACGGAGCAGACGGTCACCGACGTGGCGAGCATATCGCAGGCCGCCAGGGACGCGGCCACGGCGGCTACGGCAGCGCAGAAAACGGCCGATTCGGCGGTGGTCGCGACCCATGACGAATACGCCGCATCCGCATCGAGCGACACCGCACCCACGACCGGCTGGTCATCGGAGCAACCGGTGAAGACCTCGGGCGATTACATCTGGCGACGCGTCGTGAGCGTCTACGGCGACGGCAGCGAGCAGCGCGGCTCGCCCGCCGTCATGACGGGCAACTCCGGCGCGGACGGCGTCGTGCTGTCGATCACCTCGACCCACGGGCTCGTCTTCAAGGACAGCCTCTTCAGCACGGTCCTCGAGGTCTCGGTCATGCGCGGGAGCGACCGCATCACGGACCAGGCGGCCCTCGCGGCGGCGTTCGGCAGCACGGCCCGCATCGAGTGGCGGTGGCAGCGGGACGGCTCCGACGCGTGGGGGACCATCCTCTCGAGCGACCCCCGCGTTATCGACGGGGGATTCTCGCTGACGGTCTCGCCAAGCGACGTGGACGCCCGCACCTCGTTCCTGGCACAGCTTCTGGTCAATTAGTCAACTAGTCAAAGGGAGAGCAGAGATGGCAGTAAGGGCAATGGCACAGGCCGACATCGTCGACGTCACGGACGCGTACACGCTCGTGCTCACGAACGAGGCGCACACCTTCCCCGGCACGACCGCGACGGCGAAGGCGGGGACCGCGACCACCCAGCTCGTGGCGTTCCGCGGCTCCGACCAGGTGCCGTGCTCGGTGGACGTGGGCGCCGTCACGGCCCAGGGCGGGGGCGCCGTGCCGACGGGCGTCACGGTCACCAAGGACGGCGACGCGACCGCCCCCACCCTCACGGTCGCGGTCACGACCGCGGTGACGGCCGCGTTCGCGCTCGACATACCCGTCGTGGTCAACGGAGACGTCACCATCCACAAGGTCTTCTCGGCGGCCGTCGCCCTGACGGGCGCGACGGGCGGCACCGGCAGCACGGGCGCGGCCGGCAAGGGGATCAGCGGCACCGCCATCACCTACCAGGCTGGCGCGAGCGGCACCGCGGCCCCCACGGGCGCGTGGTCGGCGACCGTCCCGTCCGTGAGCGCGTCGCAGTACCTGTGGACCCGCACGGTCATCACCTACACGGACTCCACGAGCACGACCTCCTACTCGGTCGGCATGATGGGGGCCACGGGCGCGACCGGCGCGACGGGCAGCACGGGGGCCACCGGGGCCGTGGGGGCCACGGGCGCGACCGGCGCGGACGCCCTCTCGCTCGTGGTCACGTCGAGCGCAGGGACCGTCTTCAAGAACTCCAACTCCGCCACGACCCTCACCGCGCACGTCTTCAAGGGCGGCACGGAACTCACGGGCTCCACCTCCCCCGCGCTCGCGTCAGTCGGGACCATCAGATGGTACAAGGACGGGGGCGCGACGGCCGTGGCCACGGGGCAGACCCTCGCCGTCTCCGCCGGCGCGGTCACGTCGAGGGCCACGTACGTCGCGCAGCTGGAGGGATAGGTGGCGGTCAGGGCCACGGGGCAGGTGACCATCTCCGTGGCCGTCGACGTGTCGTCCGTCACGAGGTACTACCTTCTCCAGGCGTCGACGCTCGCGCCGCCCGCCAAGCCGACGACCGCGAACCCACCGGGAGGTTCGTGGGCCGCCACCGAGCCGACGTATGCCGAGGGCAGCACGAACTCGCTCTATACGTGCGACCTCACCGTGTTTTCCGACGGCACGCATGCGTACTCGTCGGTGAGCCTGTCGTCGTCGTACGAGGCGGCGAAGGCGGCGTACAACAAGGCCGTGGCAGCTGGCAATGCCGCGACCAACCTCTCCAGGCTCATCCGCGAGACCGACGACGGCGTTGACGTGGGCAAGAGCGCCGACGGCACCACCTACGCCGAGGGCACGAGCGTCACGCGGCAGGGCACGGACGGCAGCTTCTCGATACTCAAGATGCTCTCGAACGTGTTGACGAGCGTAGCCAACTTCGCGGAAGACGTCATCGATCTGGGGAAGAACAGCGCCTCGTCCGTCATCAGGATGTGCGGCGGTAAGGTCAGCGTGTCCGCCGTGCCCGACGCCAAGGGCAGATACGCGGGCATCCTGAGCGGAGACTACGGCGCGATGATGCGCGTCGCGAACGGGACCGCGTCCCTGGGAGTCGACGGGTTCCAGGACCTGATATCGATGGTCTCGGGCAACATGCAGATCGACGACGGGACCGATGCCCTGGAGCAGGTGTCCACGAGGCGGTTCCTCACCGCCATCCAGCCCACCGTCCTCTTCGACGGCCCGGCGACCACGGGGACGGTCACGCTCTCGGAGACGGCGGAAAACTTCGAGTGGATAACCATCTACTACCACTACTGGGCCATCGCCAGCTCCGTGACGCTGCACTCGCCGAACGGATGGCAGGCGGGTCTGTACCTGATGTACCTCGATACGCCAAACCTGTGGATAAAGACGCGGAGCGTCGCCATCTCGGGGACCTCCATCACAAACTCGAACAAGGCCGCCAACTACGCGCTCAGCCTGTCGAACGGTCAACCGGCGCTGTACGCGTATTACGACACGCCCGAGATCGTAGTCGACCGCGTCGAAGGCCGGAGGTGAGGCCGCGTGGACCTTGACCCGATCGTCTCCGCCGTCCTCGAATGGGGCGCGGTGGCCCTGGCCGGATGGGCGGTGAAGAAGGTGAGGGACCTCATCATCGAGGCCAAGCGCTCCCGCGAGGAGCAGGCACAGGCCCAGGCGGGGCAGGCCGAGGCGATCGCCGACCTCACGAAGTCCGTCTCCGACCTCTCGACCTCCCTCGGGCAGGTGCACGACGAGCTGACCGAGGCCAAGTCGGCACGCACCAGGCACGAGAGGCTTTCGGACGCCGCGAACGTCTTCGAGATGCGCGACCACCTGCTCGCCGACCACGACAGGCTCGTGGCCAGGGGATGGGCGGGCTACGAAGAGAGGTCGCAGTGGCACGCGGCGGACGACATCTACGAGCAGCTCGTCGCGAGCAGCGGACAGACCAACGGGGTCATGCGGGACTACGCCGAGGACGTGGACCAGCTCCCCACGTCCCCGCCCGTGGCCACGTAGCACGTCACAAATTAGGTTCCACAGGCCCTGCGGGGCCCTTTTCATGCCGACTTTCGTAGATTGGACAATCACACATGCAGACCATCATCAATAGTGCCGCCATCGTCATCATCAGCGTCATCCTCCCCTTCGTGGTCTCCCTCTGCCAGAGCGAGTCGTGGAGCGCCCATACCAAGCAGTGGATCGCCGTGTGCCTCTGCCTCGTCGCGGGCGTCGCCTACGTCGTCACCTCGGGGACCCCGCTCTCCGACATCCCGGCCGTGGTTGTCACCCTCGTGGGCGGCACGCAGACGGCGTACCTGCTCTTCACGGCCATCGGAGTCAAGTCCAAGGTGCTCGACGCCCTCGCGCGGGTCAAGCTCACCGTGGCGCCCAAGGCGGACGGCTCGACCACCACCGGGACGGCGGCATAGGGATGGACCCGACCATCACAAGGCGCTCGCTCGTGGGAGGCTCAGCCCTTCTCGCGGCCATGCTCTCGATGCCGCATGGCGCCATCGCCTCGTCGGGCCTCGACGGGTACGACATATCGGGGCAGCAGGGATACATCGACACGGCGTCCGTGCCCGCGGACTTCGTGATCGTCAAGGCCACGGAGGGGACGAGCTACACGAGCGCGTACCTCGCGGCGCAGGCGCGGGGAGTGCTCGGCTCGGGCAAGCTGCTGGGGCTCTACCACTACGCGCGCGGCAACACCGTGGCACACGAGGTGACCAACTTCCTCGCCGCAGCGGGGCCGTACCTCGGCCGGGCCGCGCTCTTCCTCGACTGGGAGGGCTACGGCAACAGGCTCTTCGGCTCCGGAGACGACGCCGGGTGGATAGCCGAGTTCTGCGCGGAGGTAAGGGCGCGGACGGGCGTGACTCCGCTGGTGTACGCGAGCTCGTCCGTGGCCTTCTCACTCGGCGTGGACGATGCCCACCTGTGGGTGGCGCAGTACGCGGGCGGCTCGCCCGTCTACGGCTACGAGGCGAGCCCGTGGAACGAGGGGTCGTACTCGTGCGCCATCCGCCAGTACGCCTCGACGGGCAGGCTCGACGGCTACGGCGGAGACCTCGACCTTGACAGGTTCTACGGCTCTCGGGCCGACTGGCTCGCGCTCTGCGAGGGCGCGACGATCACTTACCTTACGGAGGACAGAATGGAATTCATTTGCAATTACAACAAGGAGGGCAGGATGGTCTGGTTCGACGGCTCCAGGCTGCACTGGCTTGACGAGCCCGACACCATGACCTCCGTGCAGATGGCCTATCAGCTTTGCGAGCAGGCTAAGTCCGCGCGCCCCGGGGAGATTCCGGTCTTCGACTTCGGCGAGGATGGCGCGCCTTGGGCGTCTCGGTTCGCCGAGGCTGTCTACGACGGCTCCGCGGAGCTGAGTAAGTTCTACGCCGACCACCCGCGAGACCTCTAG